TTCCATACCGCCGTCATCGGGGTCCATAAGCTCTATGTCTGACGGTATCATGGGCTTTGCAACGGCCATGTGGGCATCTCCCTATAGGTTTGGGGATACTATAGCAGTATTTGGTATGTTTAAGGAAGGGGGATGGTGATTGGTCGCGGGGGCAGGACTTGAACCTGCGATTTACTGGGTATGAGCCAATCGAGATGCCGCTTCTCTACCCCGCACTGAGTTTCTAGCAAGCCAGATTTAGTCTGTAAAGCCCCAGAGAAGCGCGTAGTGGGCGATATTTGCTCGTAAAATCTCTTCTTGGACCTTCAGATCGTATGGAATGCTCTTCCCACGCTTCATTATGCCTTCCCGGACGAGCTCCAGACGCTTTTTCATGCGGGCGTACTCTTCCCGCACCTCTTTCGGCGGTTCTGGCGTAGGGTCGTTGAACATTCGTCACCTTAATAATAGTCAACCCTGTGCCTGTACGGCAGTTCTTCCTCACGCTCGTCTGTCGGTAGGCGGATGAATCCCCCCTGACGGAAGCGAAGCAGGGCCATGACCGTGCTGTCTACCAAGTCGTCATGACTCGAAAACGGAAAACCTGCAACCTCTTCGACCACTTCTTCAGCCCAGCGCGTCTGCGGAACCCACACGAGCCCCGATGCGATGATGTCGGAGACAGAGTTCAAGCGAGCCATCTTGTCGCCTGTCCCCCGGTGGGGGGTGAACTCCTGCACGAGGATGCCCATGCGGCGAAGCTCTTGGAAGATAGCCGTCCCGGCTGACTTCTTTTCAACGATGAAGGCGTCAGGCTCCCACGCTGCGTTCTCCTCAAGGCACAGGGCCTTAAGCTCCGGGAACTCCATGCGCCGTTTGATAGAGTTCAGCAGGATGATGTGCTTCTCGTCCCGTGCATACTCGTTAGTAAATATGCCCCACGTGGTGAGCGCCGTGAAGTCGGCCCGGTTGTTAGTCTCGGCAGCGGCGTCGAGGGACATGATGATGTACTCGCACTTCGGCGGGTCTTCATCCTCCCACCATTGCCACCACTCACGCTTCACGATGGCAGCTTCTTCTGACGTAGGCTGCTGCTGGTACTGCGAGTTCCACTGGAACACAGGCATTGACGCTTTTGTCCGCATCAGGGCGGGTACGTCGAAAAACTCCGGCCAAAGTGCTTTTTGCACTATGTCCGTATCCCCCGTATTTTCGTTAAATACTTCTTTTTCTAGTATTGCTGGAAACTCCACCACCTCGTATTGGTCGGAGCCCTCATTCTGGGTCATGTCTCGTATCACACGCCCGACCAGATCATCTTGGTGCCAGCGTGTAGCCACGATAGCCACCCGACCACCCGGCATCAGACGGGTACGAGCACCGTATGTGAACCACTCGTATGCCTTCTGGAACACTTCAAAGTTACCGTTCAGCACATCTTGTTCTGAGTGAGGATCGTCGATCAACAACAGGTCAGCACCGCGGCCTGCGATAGAGCTACCAATACCACAGGCGAAGTATTCACCTCCAAAATTAGTATTCCACCTACCTGCTGACTTGTTATCTGTAGCGATGCCAACGGTTGGGAAGATGTTCTTGTACTGCACGGTGTCCACGAGGTTACGCACCTTACGCCCGAAGTCCACAGCGAGGTCTGTGGTGTGGGACACCATCATGACCTTCTTCCCGGGGTTACGCCCGATGAACCACGCAGGGAAATAGATAGAGACTAACTGACTCTTGCCGTGGCGTGGCGGCATATTGACGCACACCCGATCAGCCCCGTCCTCGGCGTCGAACCCACGCTCGATAGCCATCAGCCTATCCGCAAGGATGCGGTGGTGTCGGCCTACCTTATAGTTAGGGTCCATATAGAGGCAGAACTTGATCAGGTCGTCCCGTGCACCCTCCCGCTCCCTGCGGACGGTGAGCTCATCCACCATCTTCTCGATTTCAGCGGCCTCGGCGGGGGTGAATTTATCTATGTTCTTGAGGAGCTCGTCGATCTCCTCTGGCGTAAAATCACTCACTACCAAGCACCTCATCAAGGTCGATGGCTTCGCCATCCAACGTTATCGGTTTATTTTCCTCTTCATCTTCCCCCGGACTTACATCCCGTAGGCGCATGAGTTTCTCACGCAGACTGCTTTTTAGATCACTCGTGGTCTGGTGGGTCACTGTAATCTCTTGCTTCTCGCTGAACAGACCTACGTCTGCCTGCTTGCCCAACAGCTCCAATGCCCTCAGGCGTATCTTTGCGTCAGGGTTCTCGGTCTCTTGGAGGAGTTTATTGGTGACGAGGTGCCTGATCTGCACCGAGCTCCTGACCACTTGGTGCGCGTAGTCGTTGAGAATCTGCTGAGTCAGCAGTAGCGCCGCAGGCGTCAGGGTCGTGGTGTTGTTGAGGCTCATCTTCCGAGCAGTATGCGCGGGGTTGTTTGCATAGGCCGCGGCGATGGTCGCAGCAGCGTTCTTGTCGTCATCATCTGGCGGATCAATTTTTAACCCATGCTGGGCCAGCATTGCAGCCGTCATTGCAGATGCGTTCAACCGTGCTTGCAGGTGCTGCTTGGATACTTCTTCCGTGTCCATTCCGGGTAGCGGGACGTCAAAGTCAGGGTCGATATGAATAGTCATTGGTGCGCACTCCGTGCGAAGGTAGCTGTTGTTTAACTATACAACTATACCCCCCTGTTTTGCAAATGGGGTGTTTTCCTACGTTTTTCTAGTTACGGGGGGTGGGGTCTGGCCGGGCCGAAAATGCTTAGGGGGTGGGGGGGTCTTTTGCCTCACATAGGAAAACAATGTGAGGCACGTTTTTTACTAATACTATCATACACTTATATGAGTTTTCCTCACTTGCCTCACATAAAATCAAAATTACCCAACATTACGAACCCGGAGTAGACGTTCTGTTTTCGTTCTTTTCTGAAATGTTTGTGCGGAATAGTATACTGTAGGCGCGAGGCCCATGCCCGCCCCCAAGGGGGGTCGGGGGTAGGTGGGGTCCAGCCTAGGCCGTTTGGTGGTGAATCGTGCCGTTTGGTGCTTAGTTGTGGTGACTAAGGACAAAACAAGCGTTGAAGTAGTTTTTTGGATAGGGCATAAAGTAAGAGTGGAAGCAAACAATAAGACTTCCACTTACATCCTAGAAAGGGATTTACTATGCAAGATCAATACGTTGTCACCGCCGAGCGTATCAATGCCGTCATCGGCTATGTTGCGAGCGAAACCAAAGCGCTTGCGTCTTTGGATCGCATCGCGGTGTCACGCAAGGAAGCGCGTGCCGCAATCTTCGCGGATTGGAAAGCGCAAGGCGTGCAGCCAAAGCACTTCAAGAAAGCACCGAAAGGCGACAACGAGCACCTCGTTGTTAACGCTTTCCTGAATGATTTGGCAATCTATGCCACACCGATTGGGCGCGGCGATGGCAAGCAATACCTGACACCTGAGCTTGTTGCTGAATATAAGAACGAGGCGCTCGGCAACGGGCACTTGATCCTTGGTAGACAAAAGGGCGAAACCGCAGCCAATCCCAAGGCAACCAACTGGAAAGCGCAGATTGGCAAGGTGCTTTCTGACCTTGGTAAAGGTTACGTGGATTACCTCAAAGACCTTGAGGCACCCGCTGAGAAAGCCGAGGTGAAAAAGACGGAAAGCACCCCAGAAGAGCTTGTCATGAAGGCGCTGCAACAACTGTATGGCAAGACGCAAAAGGCGGCTTTCAAGTGCCACGATGCAGACGCCTTCAAGAAAGCGCTGCACCTTGCGGCCTTCGCCTTCACGGGCAAGGAAGGCCAGATCAAGACTGGCGATGCGACTAAAAAGTAACAACGGCAGGGGCGCTTGCGCGCCCCTTCTTTCCCTTCAAACAATGGATGAATGAAATGACTTCCTGGACCATTTTCATCATTTGCGCCAC